GGTAGTGGGCTCCTTTGCATACGCGCCGCGAATTATACAGTCGATAGCCGTGCGATACTGGCTGTATGCCAAAGCCGGTTAAGAAGTCTGTCCCCAAGAAATCGAAGCGCCCATCACCCGATCCGGTCCTTCGGGCGAAACAACTGATGGACGAGCATATGCGCCTAGCCGATCAAGTTGAGGCTGAAATTGTGACCGGCGACTTTGAAACTCAGTACCGGGCCCGCATGAGTCGACTTGGCAAGAAGGGCGGCAAAGTCGGGGGGGCACGACGGATGGTGACCATGACGCCCGAACGGCGTAGCGAGGTTGCGTTAAAGGCCGCTCGGGCTCGGTGGGCGAAGGCGGCGAAGAAACGCTAGCCCGCTGCCTTCAAGTCCAAGTCGTTGCCGACGCCAAATGGCTTGTGACGTTTCACCTTGATCCGTAAGACGCTCGGCACCTCTGCCTTCGCTACCGCCTTCTTACGCCTCGCCTTCAGCTTGCGCGCCTTCTTCGGGACCGCGTCCTTTTCAAGCCGTCCACGTAAATTATCTGGATAGGACGAGGCCAAGTCCCATCCGTCTGGAAATCGCAGGACCGCGCCGTCCTTCTTCAGTCGATACAGAGCAGTGGCTACTGTCGCCTCGAAGTTCTCTGCGGTGGTTGGAAAGCCCCCGGCCTGGAGCCCGGTGGCGATCTCCTTGTTCGTCTGCTTCCTTCGACCAGCGCCAAGGTAAATCGGAATCGCTTCCTTTAGGCTCTTGTCGCGGAACACGCCGACGGGAAGGGCACCCTGCGAATAGGCTTGGGCGTGTGACGTGCCAACCGCGACACCGACGGCACGGACGATTCCGCCCGGCTCACTGAGTGGGCCATCGAGAGACACGGCCGTCCGATAGGTGTCAGCGACAGCTTTCCACGCAGCGATCTTGGCTTCAATGGCGGCCAGAAATCCATCCGGCCGAGGCTCTTCTGCGGCCATAAAACACCCCTTCAAAACACACCTGTGGTACACTCATCAACAGCGCGGATTTCTAGGCCGGGACGGGATTGCTCCCGCCCCGGACGTGAGAAACGGCCTAGACGCCCTTACAGGCGTTTAGACTGTTTTCATGTTCCACCTCCCGCGTTACAGGGTCGGTTCCGTTTCGCTCCCGGCTAGGAGATTGCGGAAACGGAACTGACCCACCTTACCTGGGCATTCTACCCTAAATCCAAAAACGAGTGAGAACAGATTAACGGAGTGCGCCATCTCAATAGCCACGGGAGCCTCTAAGATCACACCGCATTTACCTGTATTTGGGCCTAAATATGGGCCTCGTCGAACTGCTTGACATGCTAAACCGGCTTTAGTAATATATCTGCATCATGAATCGCTTGGACGCCAAGACCCGCACCGCCATCCTGAATTGCTTGATTGAGGGCTGCTCGATCCGCTCCACCGTACGGCTAACGGGCGCGTCCAAAAAGGCAGTTTCGAAGTTGCTGGTAGATGCGGGGCAAGTGGCAGCGGACTATCAGAACCGCGTATTTCGGAATCTCACGTCACGGCGGATTCAGGTCGATGAGCTGTGGGGATTCAACTACTGCAAGCAAAAGAACGTTACGTTGAAGATCGCAGACAAGGTGCCTGGAGCGGGCGACATTTGGCTGTGGGTCGCCATCGATGCTGATTCAAAGTTGGTTCCCTGCGTGATGCTCGGCGGTCGCAACGCTGCCGACGCCGAGGAGTTCATCGCGGATCTGGCCTCGCGCCTGTCGCACCGCGTGCAGTTGACCAGCGACGGGCATCGGCCCTACCTCGACGCCGTTGAAACGGCGTTCGGTGCGGACATCGACTACGCGATGTTGGTTAAACTCTACGGCCAAGATCCGGAGAATGAGCGGCGCTACAGCCCAGCGAAGTGCATGGGGACGATCCCTACGAGGATCACTGGACGGCCCGACCCGGCGCACATTTCGACCAGCTATGTTGAGCGGCAGAATTGGAGCGTCCGCACGTCGATGCGTCGCTACACGCGGCTATCCAACGGATTCAGCCGGAAGATCGAGAACCACATGGCTGCGGTCGCAATCAATTACTTCGCGTACAATTTCATCAAGATTCACAGCACGCTACGTGTGTCGCCCGCGATGGCCGCAGGCGTCACGGGACATCTCTTTGATGTGTCTGATCTCGTGGCGCTGCTTATTGAAGCGGAATCGAAAAAAGCCGCGTAACGCCTGAAGCGTTGCTGCTGCGGCCTTCAGACGAGAGGGATTTGCTGAGGGGGTTCTATCTGCTCAAGGACGCGCCGTACAATGCGAACGTTCGTGATCTGGCCAGTCTCGCTGATAAATGATTCGACAAAGAGTATCACGCGAAGCAGGTCACCCTTGGCAAATTTGCGTTCTCGTCGTTGGACCTCACCGAAAAACTCATCATCTTCGATGTCGGCAAAGAAGTTGGAGTTTCCATCGAAGAATGTCCACTTAAGGTTTTCATCAAATGAAGGCTTAACGATCTGAAGAACGGTTTCGAATTCGCTGCCGGTGATCCTTTTTTCCGCGGGCGCTATAGCGGCAAACGCTGGCAGGTCCTCACGCGTGACGCGTTCAATAGCAGTTCGATTGTCAGGATCGCGGACCTCGAATACTTCGATGCCAGGTTTTTCCAGTGGCGCGACGATCTGCTGTGCAGCCGCCCTGACGCCAGGATCGTTGTACAGCTTCGCGACCTCTTGAGGGACGTCGATGAACTCGACTTCTCTGACCATGTCCTGAAAATCGACCTCGATCCGATGGACAGCCACGATTCTGACGATGATCCGGACCTCCCCAGTTTCGAGGGTTGTAACAGATTCAGGCTTTCGGCCACGCAACCACTTAATCAGCCGAATCAGATTAACGAAGCCTGTCGAAGCCAGTCCAAGCAGCCCTGCGAGTTGAAGGGCCGCCGTTACGTTGTCCGATAAAAGCAGCGCCTTTGCTTGCTCAAGTACCGCCTGTGCGACCGTCAGATCAACCGTGAACGATCCTGGTTTAAAGCCAGTCTGTACGCGGACCTCAATTGCTGCCTTACTGCCATTCAGAACTCGGTTGGCGCGGCTACACAAATCACCGACCGCAATCAGGGCGGGGGCAAGATCCCTGACATCCATCGACCCCTGCTCTAACGCAGGGCCGTCATATGCGATGGCGGTGCGGGCGTCGCTCACAGACCAACATTATGCATTACGATTTCTCAAAGGAGCCCACTACCACGTCGAGGCCTTCATCCGACCAGACGGCACGATGAGCCATACGATTGCCGATCGGCTCTTGAAGGCCCGCGCCGAGGTCAACCGCCTGATCGGGGTGATCGTGAACGACAAGCGCGCCGTGTCCGACCTGCAGGAAGAGGCCCGCCGCGCGGGTGTGCCGCCGGGTTGGTTACGCTGGCAATAACCCGCGCTCAGTTAGAATAGACAACACAGCGGCCAGCAGCGGGCGTCCCCACGCTCGTCCATTTCGGACACGGCCCCGTAGGATTCCCTCCGGGCGGAGGCTGTGACTGTACGGGGCCGCTGTCTGACGGCGCCAAGGAGCTTCCCATGGACCGCTACGACTGCGTAGCAGAGAATGACGCGATGGAACAGATCGCCGACGGCGAGTACGTCAAGTTCGCCGACGTCAAGCCGAGCCTGGAAACGATCGAGGCCATCGCGACCGAAATGGAACGATGGCTCACGACAGACGGCGTCGGTTCGGAGAATGTTGCGGACGCGCAGATCCGTGACTGGAAAACCCGATTGACCACTGCCCAGCGCTGACGGAGACAGGCCCAGCCTCGCCGGCCTGGGTCAGCCTGCGTTCCCAGCGGCTGGCCCGTCTCGCGTCATTTCCGAATCGACTTCCCGCACGCGTTGCAGTACCCCACGTCGTCGACGGATTGCGTCGACTTGCAGAGCGGGCAATCCGTCCGCGTGCTACTCGCTGGTGCCGGTGCCATTCGGTTTGTCAGCGCTCACGGGGTGTGCCGCCTTCCACGCTTCGTCCTTCGCGACGGAGCTCGTGACGGCATCCTGCAGGCCCTTGATCACGTCCGCGTCGGTCAGTGGCGGGCCGTCTGGATTCGCTTGCGCATGGTTCGCCCGGATGAGCGCGAGGATGCCGGGCAGAGCGTTGATCGCCGTGACGGCGATGCTCGTGTAGTCGGTCGGGCTCATTGCGTCACCTCGATCAGTGATTTCACCAGCGCGATATACGGCTGGAGTCGTGACCATTCCTCAGGCAGGATGTCGTGCTGCAACTGCTCGAGCCCGGCGACGACGGTCGGTTTCCAGCCGCCTGGTGCTGCGCCGATCGTCTTCACGGCCGCCTCGTGGAAGTTCACCACCTTGCGCGTGTTCGGCGTCGAGATGAGCGGCGGCGTCTGCGCATTCGCGTCGATCGCCGCGTCGCGCAGCACATCGAGCGCTTTGACGACGCGTGTCGCCTGATATGCCGCCGTGCCCGCGGGCGACAGCGTGGGCGGCGCGTTCGTGCAGCTCGGCGCGCCGGACAGCAGCGCGCAGACGATGAGCAGCGGAATCCAGTGTCGACTTCTCAGTGTCATGTTTTCCTCCCAGGGAAGCGCTCGCGCGCCTCGTGGTGATTCGAGACCGGATCGGGGAAACGGACGGGTCGATGCCACCAGCGCCACACGCCGTAGGCGCCGACGGTGACGAACGCGGCGAGGCCGGACCAGAGGAGCATCATCGTGGTTTCCCGCGTGCGGGTTCCGGCGGATCGGGCATCTCGAGAATCTCCACGATCCGCAGGGCCACTTGAATCTTCGTGACCGCGATACCTTCCGAAAACAGACCGTCCGCCGGTTGGGCCTGCGCCTCTGTGCGCAGCTCGGAGACGAGCTTGCGGAGCTGCGATGTCTGCGTATCGAGCCGTCGATCGCGTGGATAGCCGCGCAGCCGGTAGTCGTCAGGCATCACCGCTCCCAGAGCACTCCGCTCGGCTCGAGCGCGCGCCAGCCCGGTTCCGGGTGTATGTTCGTCTTCGGCCGCACCCGCACAGAAAACGGTTCTACGACGTAGGTGCGCAGACTGTTCGGGCCTTCGTCGATCCGACGGTATGGGCCTTTCGGGGCCTGCGCGGGAAAGGCATTCAGCCCTTGGAGCGCGATCGCCGCGAACCGTTGCTCGTCGTCGTTCGGTCGCCGTCCGAACTTGCCGCTTTCGCAGTGGAACGTGGCCCCAGCGCCGAGGAGGGCACAGGTACCGTAATACGCCAGGAAATCCCGCTCGCGATCGCCACTGGCTTGATCTGGACGGATGGGTTCATCGGCCACGATAGGGACGCGATGCGCGGGATCACTCGGCGCATTGGGACCTCCACCGTTGAAGTATTCAAGCAGATCGTGCGCGCGTCGCGGCCACTCGCTGTCGCGGCCGGTGTGTGCGGTCAGGTAGTTGCCGAAAAACCAATCGGAGTGTTCGGAGTCACCGCTTGAGAAGAGCAGGCCAGAACTTTCCAGTGAATCGCGCAACGCGTGCGTGACGATAGCCTTGTGCGTTGACGGCTCATTCCCGGCCTCGAGTAGAAGCGTCGCGACGCCGGCCAGGTCTTTGATAAGTCGATTCGCCGGGGCGACACGAGCCGTGTCATCGTCCGTGAGCAAGACCAACTCCACGAAGAATCCGTAGCGCGCGACGAACGCGAGGAACGATCGAATCGTCTCCGTATCCGGCGTGTCCCACGCGGACGCCCCCCACTCCTTGACCGGCGTGTACGAGAACACGCGCAGCACGTTGTAGCCCGCGAACTCGAGCAGGAACGGCTCGATGTCTTCCCGCTTCGCGAAGCGATCGAGCAGCCCGAACGCTGTCACTCCTTTCCAGCGCCATGGCTCACCGTCCATGCGGAAGATGTTCCCACCCGTCGTCAACGTGCCGATCGCTACGGGGCTACTAGGGAGGCTCCGCCCCTTGGTGGTTCTCGACCCACTCCGGGAAGGTGCGGATCCGCGCCTTCACTTGTTCGATCGGCGTCGTCACGCTGAGCGCGACCCAATCCCAGAACGCGGGATCGTCTACGGCGATCGGCGGCGGGATCCCGCGCGCGGCGCGGTTTAGGCCATCGGGATCGTTATAGAACCGCACGAGTTCGGCGATATCGGCGCGCACTTGATCGTTCGTCTTTGCGGGCACAGGGGGCTCCTTGGGCGGCGCAGGCCGCGGGGGTGGCGTGGGTGTGGGGATCGGCGCGGGCGGCGCAGGGACGGGCACGGGAGCGGGCGCAGGCCCCGGTTTCTCGACCATCGGCAAGGCACGCAGGTCCGCCACAGTCAGCCAGAGCAGCACCGCACCAAAGCCCTGCTTCCACGTCGCAATCGCCAAGCGGTCGCCATCACGACTCACCCGGATGAACCGGCACGGCCCGTCTTCGAGCATCCGGTGATGCGCGCCGTCCCAGAGCAGTGCCGCGGCGGCTGGCGCGCCAGCATCCGGGTTGCCCTGCCCGATGATCAGCCCGTCCCCGAGGTCGGTGAATTCGTTGAGCGCATGCAGCGGCCCGTAGGTGTTATCTCCGGTGATGAGCTTGCCGGTTGGTGTCCCGTCATCCTGGACGTAGCGCCAACCCTGCGATCCGATCGAGCAGTCGGACATATGCAGGACGCCGAGCCGGTCGTAGATGACGGGGGACACGCCGCACGCGGGTCCCCGCGGCGTCCACCAGGTGTCCGGCGTCCAGATCCACGTCGACCGCGAGTAGTGGGCCTGCCCGCCGATCTCGAACCGCCCGACGTCGGTGATCCGGTGATAGAGCGGTTCATCCGCGTCGGGCAAATCGAACGCCCCGAGATGCGTTTCCATCTTCCCGGAGGCCCGGACGATCAGGTTGTAGTTCGCGTCGAAGACGACGTCGTGCGGGAAGAGGACGGCGTACTCGCCGGTCGGCAGTGCATCCGCGTACCACGCCCCGGCAAACGTCTCGCGGACGATCACGGCGTGTTCGCCTTCCGGATGCGGTCGTAGCGCGCCATGACGCGCTGCGCGTAGTCTTTGTTGCGGATCGGCCCATCGGGCGCGTTGCCTTTGCGTCCTCCGTTATAGGCGGCCAACGCGGACATCTGCACCGCGATCACTTCCCCGCTGGCGAGTCCGGTATAGAGCCCGCGCGCCCACGCCAACAGGCCGGCGAGATGCTGACACCCGAATTGCAGATTCGTCATGGGGTCACAGAGCGCCGTGAGGTACGGCGCCGTACAGCCGTCCTCGCGCGCGACGGCGCCCAAGACCTGCATCAGTCCCCAGGACGCTTGCTGGCCCCACCACTCTTGGTCGGCGTCGCCCGCGAGTGTAGGAAAATCCCGCGGCGGAAATTCGGCGGCGCCTTCGGCGTCCGTGATCGGACGAAAGGGTTTGCGCGTCCGGACGTTGACGAAGTAGCGATAGCGGGGTTCGGGATTCCACGCCCACGGCACGTAATTCGATTCCTGCTCCATGACGGCTTGCACCAGGTTCGGATCGATCGCCTGCTTGCCCGCCGCCACGACAATCTCCGCACGGTAGGTCATGGGTACGGGATCGTCCCGTTGGTCGGCGGGGCCGCGGTGTGCTGCGCGACCGTCGCCGCGCCGACGCCTTCGATGATGCCTTCGAGCTTTTTCTGCTTCGCCATCGCGTCGAGCAGATCGCCCAACCGCCCATCCACGCGGTAGGCTGTTTCCTTCGCGACGTGTTTCGCCTCTTGCGCTTTGATCGCCGCCGTAATCGCGGTCATCATGGTCGCCCCGAAGCCGATGATCGTCACGACGATCGCGGTGTTGTCGGTTTGCGGACGCGTGACGACGATCAGCGTCACGGCCGTCACGCACGCGAAGACGATGCCCAGGCCGGCGAGCACATACATCCAGGCGATGCTCACGGTCGGCCGTTGACGGGAGTCGGACGGGGTGACGTGCATGGTGGGCATTAAAGCGTCCCTGCTTTGTTTCGGATCGCGGCGATCGCTTGTGCCGGTGTCACGGCCGCGAGCGGTACCGGCAACGCGGCGCGAATGACATTCAATTGGTCGATCAACGCCAGCACGAGCGCCTTATATTCGATGGGGAAGCTATCCACCGCCCGTTGCGCGGCGAGTTGCGGCGTCAGCGCCGCGGCCCCATCGATCGCACTCTGCGCGGCCGTGACGTCCGCGGGTGTCCAGGTCGCCCCCTTCTTCAGCGTGTAGTGTTGGGGGTCGCGCATCGAGAGGCCGACGTCTGGTGCGATCGAGGATCGCAGCGTCGTGACCAGCCCCGCGAGATCCGGGGGCGTCGTGCGCGGGCTTGTAAAGTCGTGATAGTCAGCCATGATGATTACGTGGTCGTTTCCAGTTCGACGCGACCGATGACGGTCACGAGGTTTGTCAGCGCGGTCCAGTTGGCGAAGCTGTTCTTCAGAAGCCGGATCTTCGTGCCGCTGGCGCTGATCTGAATCAAGCCTTGTCCGTGGGTGGCGTTCTCGATGTAGTAGAGCCAGCCGTTATTCACGCCGGAGGCGATGAGGCCGAGCGGCAGCAGGATCTCGAGATCGGTATTCGGTGTGCCGCCCACCGTGGTCGTGCCGAAATTGAACTGGAAGATCAGACTCTTCTCGAAGCGGCGGAAGGCTTCCTTCACGATGTCGCCTGAGTCCACGCCCCACGTCATCGAGCCGTTCGCGGTGTAGTTGCCGCCCGCGTAGGCGCGGGTCTGCCACGTCCCGAACGGCCCCACGTACGCATCGATGTCGTCGTAGATGTCCACGACGCGCGCCTTGGCCCACTGCGTGCCGACGGCGCCGGAGCCGTCGTCGTCGACCAGGGCATTCACTTTCGTGCGAGAGATCGACATCTATGCAGCCTTTCCGAGGAGTTGCCGGAGCATGCTGTCGAGCGAGAACCGCACGTTGCTGGCCGTCACCGTGAACTTCGGCATCCCGGTCGGCGCGATCGACAGCTCGCTGATGTCCACGCTCTGAATGGTGAGTGTCTGCGAGATGGGCGGGTTGGCCAGGTTGATCGTGATGGGCTTGCCGCTCTTCGTCTTTGTGTCCCGGGACGCGTAGGTCACGGTGACGGTGGGTGACTTGTATAGCGCGAGCGTCGCATCACAGAGCGCGGTGATCCCGGCTTCGTTCCGCCGTTCATCCGACACGAAGTACTCGTAAATGCCGGCGGTGCCATCCATCGCCGCCATCGCGGCTTGGGCGATCGTGTCATCGCGTTGGACCCAGAGATTGATCGTGGTCCCGCTGAGGATCGCCACGACGACGCCCGAGACGCCCGTCAGGGCCGGCGCGGGATCGGCGTGTTCGCCGTACTTCACCGTGTTCGCCAACGCCCCAACGCCGGACGCCGGAATGCCCGTCAGCGTGTTCCCCGACAGACCGGTGTAGCGCACGAGTTGCGCGCCGACTTGTACCCAGCCCCCACCCGAGGCGAACGGTCCCGCGCTCGCGAGGAGCAACGACGTCGACCCCGCGTTCACCTGGCCGGAGGGCTGCGTGAGGCCGGAGGTATCCGACGTGGGGGCATTCGCGCCGAGCGATCCATCCGCGATGATGTCGGCATACGTCGTCGTCGTGTTGTCCGCGATCGTCGCGAGGAGCTTCAACTGCGCGCCGCCGACGGCCGTGCGGTACACCTTGCGCGACGTCGTCGGCGAGGCGCCGATCGCGATCCCGGTGACGTTGACATCTTGATACGCCGCCGCGGTATTGGACGTCGGCACATTCGCGCCGAGCACGGCATCGTTCGACGTGTCGTTGTAGGTCGTGGTCGTGTTGTCGGCGATCGTCGTCAGGAGCTTGAGCTGCGCCGTCAGCGCCGCACCGGCGGAGGCCTGGGCCTGCGTCCGATAGAGCTTGCGTGACGTCACGTCGGCGGGGCCGATGGCAATGGCCGTCAGAAACAGGCCCTGTAACCCGTTCAGAAACGTCACCATCACGGGGCTCGCGGTCGTCTCGCCCGCACTGTCCACGAACGTCGCGGCCCACCCGTACCACCCGTCCGCTTGCGAGCCCGCGACGTGGCTGCTCCACGATGGGGCGGCGGGCGCCGGCAGATGCGCCGAGGTCGTGACCGGTCCCGCGGGACTCGGCAGCGATTCCCCCGCCGCCGTGATGAACGTGTAGGCGTATTGATAGACCCCCGCGCCGAGATGCGCCCCCTTGACGAGCGTCCCCGCGGGCGCCACAGACGGCGCCGCGCCTGGCCCCACCGTCGACCCGGCCCCGCCGAGGTGCAGGCCGGTGTAGGTCAGGACTTGCGTCACGGCCATCGCCTTCCCGCCGAGCCCGTTGAACCACGCGGTCGCGTTGGCCACCGGCAGGATCGTTTCCCCGATCGCCACATCGGCCAGCAGCGCTTCCCCGTGCCCCTTCCCGTAGACCCGCGTGCGGACCTGTGAGAGATCCGTATTCATCGTGATCGGCGGGTCGTCCAGTTGCCGATGCGTCGCGTCGACGGGATCCGGGGTCCCCGTGGCTTCACTCGTGAACAGGTGGAGGTCTAAGTCCTCGACGTAAAAGTACCCGCCAATCAGTTGCGCGATCTGCTTCAGCGTGCCGCTGAAGCCTTCCGAGCCGTCCAGGTTCAGCGAGATCGCCGGCAAGGCGGCTTGGACATTCACCGACGTGAAGCCGGGCGCGTACGTCGCGATCAACGCTTGCGCGATCGTGGTCGCAGACACGTTCGTCCACGTCCCGAACGGCCGCCGTTGATTCAGTCGCGCGAGATCGTCGGTCGCGGTGACGGTCCATTCGAGCGTCCCCCTGCCGACGTAACTGAGATCGACGGTCTGCACTGTCCCCGTGAACAGCAGGATCGGCGTATCGGTGCCCACGGTGATCCGCAGGGATTGTCCGACGGTGGGCGCCGCCCCTTTCACCAGCAGCGACGCCGTGTTGGGATTGTCGTTCAACGCGTCATGGACAGAGACGGAGCCCACGAGCGTCCGCGGGGCGGACGTCAGCAGCGTAATGTCGGCCCCCGCGAGCAGCACGTGGATCCGCGCCAGGCGCATTGCCGCCGTCGTCGCCGGGACATACCCCAGCCGGAAGTTACCGAGCCGCGAGGCGCCGAGAATCGCGGAGGTCATGCGGCCGTCAACTTCTGTCCCTGCATGATCGACCGGGTGATGGCCTGGCTGACCCGTCTCGTGATGTTGGCTTCCGTGTCGACGATGTGGAAGGTGTTGTAGACCGTCACGCCGCCGCCGCGACCGAGCGGGAGGACGTCACTCCCCCGCGGGAGGCTGACGAGTTCCGGCCCACGTTCGCCGACCAGCGCCATGCCGCCGCCGAAGTCCGTCACGCCGCCAGCGAAGCCCGGGACGCGCGGCCCGGGATGTTGCAGGAGCGGATCGCGCCCGATCGCGGCGAGGCCGCCTTGTCCCGCGTTCTGCATCAAGAGCGCGAGCCGCACGGCCTGCTCGAGCGAGTATCCGACGTGCAGCCAGGCCGCGACGTCGGGTGGCACCTTCGCACGGCCTTCCTCCGTGGAGAAGTCGTACTGGATCGAGTTCCCCATGTCGCGATTGGCTTGGCGCGCCGCGGCAGCCGCCTTCGTTTGCCTGTCGAGTTCGTCGGTGTGACGTCTCGTCGCGGCGGCTGCGGCGTCTTCGGCGTCGACCGCCGCTTGCCCGCCAGCTCGGGCCGCGTCCGCCAGTTCGAGCACCTTGGCGCGTTGCAGATCGATCTCCGCACGGTAGAAGCCGCCATTGGCGATCATCGCGTTTAGGGTACGCTCCGCTTGGGCGAGTTCGTCCTGTGCGTCCGCGATCCGGCCGGTGTGCATCGCCCGCTGATCAAGCATGGCTGCGTCGTTGGCTTGCTTCTCATTGCGCGCGAGCCGATCGCGGATCTCGTCGGTGATGACCCCCGTGCGCGTCAACTGCGCGATCTTGTCTTCGGTGACGCGATGATTGTTCGCGATGATCACCTCGGTCGCCGTCCCGTCCTGCGCGACCCGCCCCACTTCGTAGTCGTTGTCCAGGTGCGCGATCTCCTCGATGGCCTTCGCGCGACGTCGGGCGGCTTCTTCGTCGTTCCGCGCGATGTCCTCGGCCGCTTTCTTGAGCGCCGCGGCATTCTTCACGTGCGCGGCTTCCGTGGCATCCAGATCGCGAGTGAACTGCTCGATCGCATCGGACGAGACACGGTAGCGCTCGGCCAATTCCTTGACGGAGAAGACGTGCGACTGAATGTCCGTCGCCAGCGCGGCCGTCAGGCCGGCGGACTTCAACTTGCCGAGTTCGGCGGTCAGCACGGCGATGGCCTTGGCGGATTCCTCCGGCGCTTTCAACCGGACGATGTCATCGTTCGCGGTCTTCGCGGCGGCCTGCCAGTCCTTCAGCGCGGCTTGATTGATGATCAGGGCCGTGCCCATGTCGGTGACTTGAAAGCCGACCTCCTTGCTGGCCCGCGCGAGCACGCCGGCGCCGGCCGCGGCTTCCTGCGCCGCGACGTCGCCCCAGCCGAGCAGCTTCGCCGTCGCGTCGCCGATCGTTTTATCGAGGTCCAAGAACCCACTGACCGCCCGGCCGATTCCCCAGCCCGCCACCCCGGCGCCGAGCGTCAAGCCCGCCGTCGCGACCAAGCCGAGTTCGGCGAACGTGGAGCCGGCGGCGACTGAGAGTTCGCTGAGCGCGCGCACCTGCGGCCCGATATGGATCCCGAGGCTCGCGAGCACCTGGTCGGTTTGCGACAACGCCCCGCTCAAGCCGGCCATCGCCTGCTGGGCGAGTGGGGCCTCTGTGGCGAGTTGGCGCACACCCGCCGGCGGCGTGATGCGATCGAGCGCCGTCGTGACGTCGGTCGCGCCCTTCGCCATCGAGCCGAGTGCCGCGATCGCCTTCTCGGCTTCGGTCGGGACCGAACTGAAGTCCGCGATCAGCTTGCCTGAGATCATTCGGGCATCTCCGTCGGCTCCTTGGTCAACTCGTCGAGCAACACGTCAAACACGTCGGGATCCAGATCGGTCACGTCGTTGTAGCTCATGCCGGTTCGGATGGCGACACGGAGGAAGAGGACGGTATCGTCTCGCCACCCTGGCCGTTTTTTAGTGCGGCCCGTTCCGCCCGCATGCGATCGTCGTGCGCTTCAATCGTCCGGAGGATTTCAACGTAGCACTCTGGGTCGATCGCATCGAGCGCCGAGCGCACCACATCGACGCCTTGTCGATAGATCACGATCGGCTGGTCGTGGTCATCAGCGATCGTCCAATCGAGCAGATACGCGAGGACATGCGCCATTCCGATGTCGATGGGATTGGCGCTCATGTGCTCGCCGGTGAGCGGGTTCGGCACGTACTGCATGCGCGCCATCGCGCGCGATTCGCCGGACGTAAGATGTTTCTTGACGGTGATCGTGTCGCCATTGGAAATCGGAATTACGACCGTCTCCGGCCGTCGTACCCGTGAGGTGCCCATAGAGTTCGTCTCCTGATTACTGCAACGGTTGGCCCAGTGTCGCCCGGAGTTGGTTCGGTCCCACGTCGAGGGTCTCGATCGCCCAGCACCAGCGGCCCTGCGGCCGTGGCGCTTCAAACAACAGTTCCTTGTAGGTCGCCGCCTGCTGACACTGAAAGCGATCCACCTGCGCGAGTGTGGCGGTCAGGATCCACTGCCCCTCGCGTTGGGTGATCGCCCACGATCGCAACTCCGCCGCGGTGCGATAGCCCCACACGAGCGTGGCCTGGCCGCCGCGGATCGTGAGCGACTGAAACATTAGTTGTCACTTAGCCTCAAGGGGTAACCCATAGTCCCGCGGCCTTGAAGCTGCTCGACAACTTCGGCGCGCCCTTGACCGAGCAATCGAGATCGGCGTCCAGGTAGGCGAGTCCGCCAAACTTGAACGTGGCTTCATTCGAGTTCGGCGCGAGTTCGAGATAGCCTGGCACGACCGATGCGGTCGCCGCCACGATCACGGTGCTGGCGGAGTTCCAGAACCCTGCGAGCGAACCGGCGATGTCGCGCATCCCTTGGAGCCAGACCTTGTTCGTATCGCCGTAGCAGGTGACGTCCTCATAGTCCGTCTTCAGCGACAGCTTCCAGCCGTTGACGCTGAGCACCGTCAGCGGCGCCGCCGGTGACGGCAGGCCCGTCGCGTCCCATTTCACCGTTCCGTATCGTCCGGTCAAGATCATTGTGCTGCTCCCTTTCTTTTCGTTTCCACAATCCCCCTGACGCTGCTTAGGTCAGCGCCGATGATTTCACGCCGGCGCCATCTGGACCCGGTACATTCCGCCGCGGCGAAACCAGCGGATCGATGGATCGACCGCGTCGACCTCGACGGCCTCGACCGGTTCTTCGCACGTGAGATCCAACAGCGTCCACCCCGCCACGGTCAGCGTCGCCGGTGCCGCCGGCGGTTGCGGGTTCAGCAACGCATCGATCCGGATCGCCGCCGCGTGCACATCGCCGCCACTCGTGGACAGCGCGCGCGCCTCCACGAGATAGAGCGCGTCGGTGAACGACAACCGCCCGTCGAGTTCGTATTCATTGACGGCACTCACCTGCGAGACGATCACGAAGCGTTGTGATCCCTTCGGACTCTCCGCCCGATACACGCCGTTGGGCATGAGAGCCAGCAGGGTCGCGTCGGCCCCCAGCTTCGCGATCACCGCGTTACTGATCGCCGAGAAGTCCATGCCTTACGCCTCATCGATCCGCACCAGGAACCCGTGCCGTTCGAGCACCGCCGCGAGCCGGAGTTGCAGCACGCGCCGTGCCCGAATGACACGCGGGACGAAGACATGCAGCGGCGGGATCCGGCCCGTCAGATGGATGACCCCGCGCTTCGCCGTGATGTAGTGCCGCGCCTCCGTGCCGTTCTCGAAAATGGACGCGAGCGGCGAGGTGTTCTTGATCACGGAGATGACCCGGAACAGTCCACTCCCCGACCCGCGCGAGAGGGTGACCCGGTCCCGGAGACTCGTCCCCGTCACAGCGGGATAGGCGGCCCGGATCACGGCCACCGCTTCCGTCGCGGTCCGCTCGACGATCTCCGTCGCCTCATTCCTGAGCGCCGCCGGGAACTGCCGCAGCTCCGCCTCCGCCTCGATCAAGCCGTTCCAGACAAAGCGACTCGCCATCAGGCTGGCCCTTCCGGCGGCGGCGGTTCTGGCGGAGGCGGAGGCGCAGCGGCTTTCAGCGCGTCGTTCTCGGCGCTGAGCCGTGCGACGGTGATCACGAGATCACCAATCAAGATGCGAAGGTGTTGATCAATCGTCATGACATGATTCCATTCGCCACGAGCGCCGCTCGGATAGCGACTACCTGATTGAAGAGCGCCTGCATGTGCGCGGTAGAGTCGAGGCCAAACGCGCCGGTCACATACGCCGCCAGCGCGCCGCCGGAGGCTACCGAGGTCTGCGCCGCCGCGCCGTTACAGCCGAACCCTGCCGCCGCCGTCACTGCGCCGGTCGGACTGACCTTGAAAACCACCGTCGGCGTAGAGGTTTGCGCTTGGATCAAATCCCCGGTTTGCCCCGATCTCCCTCTCGCGACGAGGCCAATACCGTTCGTGTGTGACGCACCAACCACGAACGTCCCGGCCGCCCCATTGTCCTGGGCGCCGATCGCAAGCGCCTGGAGCCCTGAGTACCCAAACAAATAAAATGGAGTGATCGGCCCAACGTCAATGCGTAACTCATTCGCCGAGGCGATGTGGATTTTGCCGACGCCAGCCACCGCGTTGAATCCGAGATTGACGTACGCGCTCTGACCAGCCACCGCGCGGAGATCCAGCGTCGCGCCGCTGCCCGCATTCGGCCCGGTCAGAACGAAGAGGTTGCCGGTTTGTTGCGCCGTCTGGACACCGGCGTTGTCGAGGAAGGCAATAGAGCTGGCCTGAATCTGGAGACTCGTCGCGTTTGTGGTGCGGTTCCATTGCACCGCGAAGGGGCGGTTCGTGGCGACGCCATCGAGGCCGTTATATTGGAGATAGGCCTCAGCCTTGTTCTGTCCGCTCCCGTCGTTATAGTCGGCCTCGATCGCCCACGAAATACCGGGTTCCGTTCCCACGACGCGCGTCCCATTGAAGTTTTGGTTGTAGCCGAGATACAACGTCGGATCCGGCGTACCCGCGAAGGTGTTGAGGCCGTAACTTGCGAGAAACGGCCCCTTGAGCGCGACGGTTGCCGGGATCGTGAAACCCGCAACGCTCGGTGTGGCTGTCCACGCCGCGCCAGTGGCAGATCCGGTATCGCGCGTGAGGATGTCGCCCACGGTACCGCCAGTGAACAGCAGATCGGCATTCCAGTTCGACGCGCGGATCTTCGTCGTATCCGGCCCGTCGGCCTTCGGACTATGAAACGCGTGCTTGACGGAGACGTCGCTCATCCAAACGTCCCCGTATCAAAGGCCGCGGTATCGTCCGCGATCGGCGTCTCGGCATCCACCACTTCGGAGACGAGCGCCACGGTCTCGACGCCCGCGCCTTCGGTGTCATTGACGTCGAGCACGTTGGCGGTATGCGTCTCGCCCGCCCGATCCACCCAGACAATGCGCGTGTCGGTCGTGATGCCGGGATGGAACCGGCCCGAGAGGATGTAGGACGCCTGCGCGATGACGGTCCCGGAAAACTGCCGCTCACTGGCTCGGACACTCGCCGCCTCGATCGCGAAGCGCCACTCGGGCGGATCGAGCGGTGTGTACATCTGCGTAAAGCCCCCGTCAGTGTTCGGGATCGCAATGCCCGGATTGAACACGGACCCGACCTGCCGCAGCGTCCCGATGTCGATCGTCACGGCCATGGCGGCACCAGGACCTGCGACGACCGAAGCACCTGGGACGGCAGCGCCGAATACCGGAAGCCGTCGATCATGGCTTGCACGCCGAACGGCAATTCCAGCACCTGGCCGCGCGCCTCCTGAACCGCCGACGGGAACGTGTCGAAGTGCGCCACGAGGAAGCAGAGCACGCCGCGGGCTAAGGCCGGGATGTCGTCTGGCGTGTTGCCATAGCCGCAGGTATAGCGAATGCGGACCGACCCCGTGGAACTCCCGGCGATCGGCCACACCCCCCCACCGATCGGTTCGACCCAGCCGCGCGCGGCATACGGCCCGGCGGGCGCCGAGATCCGGTACAGATTCGCGACGGGCGATCCGCCGGTGTAGGACTGCAGCACGCCCGCATCGGTCAGGTACGAGACGCTGACGACGGACTGCAGCGGCGGGTGCGGCAGTTCGATCCGTGCACACGCCCCGCTCGCGCCGAGAAACGGAAAGGCATCGAGCCACGCTTCGCGCGTCGCCGTCAAGAGTTGCCGACCGGTCACCCGCTCGAAATACATCGCCGCCGCATCGATCCGGACGGCGGTCAGCGTGTCATCGGCCGTGCCGAGCGCGCGGATATGCTGCTTCGCGTACGCCAGCGTGAGCGCCGAGACCGGCGGCGACGCGTCGGCCATCGAACTGATCAGGGTATCGGTGAACGACAGGGACGACGGGAACGGCATCATCGGTGGACCTGCGACACGTGCGCGATGACGTCCTGGCGCCACGCGAGTTCATCCGCGCCCCAGCGCATCGTCTGCAAGAAATGGAGATCGCCGCAGTCCTGTCGTTCCCCCCACTGGCCGAGCTTGGCCGGCACGTTCGGCATCAGCATCATGGGCGTGCCGACATTCCCCCAGCGCACGATCGGGTCCTGCCAGACGAGGCCCCCACTCGGATACTGCATCCGGAAGATCGTCAAGGCGGCCGGATGACGCGTGATGGCATCCGCCATGAGCGCCCGGTGCCCTGGCACATAGACGTCGTCGTCGTCGATGTGCGCAAGGTAGCGGCCACGGGCGAGCGGGGTGGCAATGTTGCGCTCGGTCGAGCCCCAGTCGCCGCCAGGCGGATTCGCGAGGTAGCGCACCGGGCCCTCGGTCCGGGTCTCGACGTTACCGATCACGAGCACCTCGTCGCCCGGCCACAGGTCGATCGAGGCCAACGTGTCCGCGAGCGAGGGACGGCCGAGCGTCGCGATGATGAACGCGATCACGCCACCGCTCCGAGCGCGGCTTCGTGCCGCTGATAGTCGGGGATGTAATCGACCGGCTGCTGAAGAATGCCGGAGAACGAGGGCCGTTGCACGGCGACAAACGGCCACGCCACGACACAGCGCAGCCCGCAATCCCGTCCGAGCGACACGTCATAGGGCTGCACCGCGTCGAGCGCCTTCGCGTAGCCCGAGGCAAAGTAGACGACACAGTGCGCGGAGTGGAACGCCGACACCGCGATCAGGCCGGCGCGCACCAGGCGCGCGTCGTAGGTGAGGGTGCACCCGCCCGCGAGCACGTCGTAGCCGTGCGCCTGCGCCCAGTCCGCGTCCGCCGTCCAGCGGACGAGATCGAAGGCCGGTGTAAACGCGCAGTCATCCTCGAGCACCCACAGCCGATCCACCCCGAGCACCATCGCGTCTCGGATCGCCGTCTTGTGACTCTCGAGACAGCCGTCCTCGCCGCGGGGCGTCTGCGCGCCGATCTGAACGTGGAGATCCGGCACCGCGGCGTGCAGGGCCGTGAGATCCCGCCCCAGGTGCGGGGCAAACAACACTACGCTGCGCATCGTCGCGGCTCCACATTGAAGTACGCACTGCCCACAGGATCGGCCGTGACCTTCGGCGCGCCGTCGTCCACTTGCTCGAAGAGTTGGCCGTACAACTCCCAGTCCCGCGGCGTGCCGTTGCCCGATTGGCAGGCTTCGCGGTAGAGCCGCAGACCGTACGTATGCGCGAGGTTCGTGAGGATCGCCTGCTCAGCGCGATGCTCGATGAACCGGACGTCTTCGGTGCCGAGCACGGACGGATCGAAGGTGTTCGCGAACGGGTTGACAGCGTAGGTCACCCACTCCATGAGAAATTGCGTCGTGCGCCACGGGCCGTTCTGAACGACCAGGAACCGCGCGACGCCGGCCGGCGCGCCGGACGACATCGGGGATCCCATTACCGCGTAACAGTCGCGTTTACACCACTCGATCTGCTGGTGCCCTTCCGACGCGAACAGCATGATGCCGCCGTCCGTGACGCACTGATCGAACAGCATGCCGAACGGCGCGATCGGCACTGTGTCCGCATCCGTGTAGAGCACCAGGTCGCCATCCCCGAGCGTGGACAGCGCGTGCCAGATCACGAACGGCTTCCACGCGTACCACCCGAACCCGCGCTTGTGCGGATGATCCCAGAGCCACCGGTTCTGCTGATAGAACGGTTGCGTGAGCAGCCAGCGATCGTCGTACACACGCACGGCGTCCGCCCCGAGCTCCACGCCACGCGCCACGATCTGCTGCGTCGTCGCGTCATAGGGCGCGCCACTGAAGGTGATGTACAGCTTCATGGCCGCGCTTCCACCGTCAAGGGAAACTCCTGATGACAACTCGCCGGACGCACGCCGACGAGCGGCGCGAGATCGATCTGCTGGCCCTGTTCCCAGACCGTCAGCAACTGTTCCGGCGTCGCGGCCGGATCGCCAGCGCAGCGATTGGCCCAGTCCTGCTGGACGCGATTCCATGGGACGTTGACGATCCGCGCCTCGTAGTAGCAGGTGCCCATCCGTGTCAGGAACGCTGGCGCGAACCGTTGCAATGCCGCTTCTAAGGTGTTCGGGGAGGTAAACGGAATCGCGGCGATCAGGGGCCGCAGCTCCGCGAGATCGAACACATGGCCGTCGAGCGAGAGGGGGTAGCCCCAATCCCCCTCGCCGTCGGCCCAGCGCCACGTCACCAGCCCCGCGTCGATCGTCACCCGGGGCATGCCCTGCCGCCGCGCCGTCGGGTAGCAATCGGTGAGATGCAACCCGAGGCGCAAACTCAGGCCCGGCATCTCCGTCACCGCCCACGGCCGAATGAAGACGAGATCGTCCACGAAGAACACAACCGAGCCGTCAGACGGGAGACACGCCAGCACGGCCGCCTTGAACGACCCGCCCATTTCCTCGTGCGCCACTGCCCACGGATGCCGCAGGAAGACCTCGTCGTACGCCTGGCGATGCCGGATCGAGGTCGCCAGCCAGATCACGTCGACGCGTGGCCGCGGGGTGACGAAGCGCGCGACGGAGCGCAGGAAGGCGTCAAGTTGCAGCGCCCGGTCCTTCGAGAAGACGAGCGCCGTCATCGCCGCCTCCACAACGCATGGGGATGCCCGCCAATTCCGAGGCTCTCTTCGACTTGCAACGTGTAGCGGTCCGCCAGCAGGGATCGAAAGTCTGGTTCCCCGGGCTCGCAGGTCCGATAGGCCGATCCGTCGACCGTGCGCCCGTGCGAGACCGTGAACAGGAACGGCACGGTCAGGTTGTCCAGCACGTCGAGCCAGTGCGTAATCTGCGCCCGCGAACATTCGTTCCAACTGTGGATGTTGATCGCCAGCGTCGGCCGGAGCGTCGGCAGCGCCGCACGGAGGCCCGCGACATCGAGGACGCGCACGGTCGGCGCGTGCCGCTGCGTATAGGTGCGGCAAACCTCGACCGAAATAGGGACGGCGTCCACGCAGGTGTACGAGCGGACGAGCGGCGCCAGCATCACCGCTAAGCGCCCGTAGCCGGCCCCGATGTCGAGCACATCCAACGTCCCGAGCGAACCGAGCGCGCGCCGCAGAAACCCGATCTCGACGTTGCCGTCCACCCACATGCGCGTGACGGGACCGATCGCCGTGCCGAACGGGCGGCCACCATACGGCACATCGCGCACCGTCCCCGCGACATCCTCGGGCGCGCCGAGCGACGTCACGACGGCCGCGACCTCGTCGGGATCGACACTGTCCTGCTCCACAAAGACGCCCTGTCTCGCAAAGTTCGGCAACGCGGCGGCGACCTGCGCCTGCCACGTCTCCCAGTAGGCGAGTTCGGTCAGCGGATCACCGATCATTGCTTCACGCCCCAGATCAGGCGTCCCCGATCACTCCCTGGCGTAGACGTCCGCTCGAACGCCTGGTGATAGTGCGCCTCGAACGCATCCCACGCGGCGGTCACGCCAAGACGGGGATCGCCGCTGACGTCGTCGTAGTCATCGCCGGCAATCAGCCCGCCGACCTCGAGGAACGGCCACCACTGCTCGAGGTCCAACGCGCAGCCCTCGCGCGTGTGATCGGCATCGACATAGAGATAGTCGATCGCGCCCACCCACTGCGCCGCCGCATCGGCCGTCGTGGCCTGGATCATTCCGATCACGTCACTGACGCCGGCCGCGACGACATTGTCGGCAAACGTCTGCGCATCGACCTCGGTCGGTCCGACCTGCCAGCGATCCACGCAGGTGAGGTGCCCGCCCCACGATCGAATCAGTCGGGCCACCGCAATCGCGGAACAGCCTCGGTTCGAGCCGAGCTCGACGCAACGCATTGGTCGATACCGCTCCAGCAGCGCGAGGATTTGTTCCCCGTGGTGGAACCAGTTCGGCTCGGGCAACCCGTTGAGTTCGGGTCTCATGCGAGGGCCTCGACGAGGGCCGGATAGGCCTCGAGCCGAAATACGAAGGTCGCCGCATCGACGTGCTGCCAGCGCACCCCGCGGGCCATCAACGCGGCGATCAGTTCCCAGTCCCACGAGAACACGCCGCGCGCTGGCAGCTCGTCGCCGAAGTGGTCGCGCAACATCGACCGTCGAAAGAGTGGCTGCCCGAGGTCGATCCCGGCGCCCACCGGCGGGCAGTAGCGCAACTCTTTCCGCCCGGCATAGAGGCAGCTCGAATACACGAAACCGAGGCCAGGATCCGCGTCGAGCGCCGCGACCATCGGACCGAAGTGGTCCGGCAAAAAGGCGTTATCGTCCGACAAAAAGCAGACATACTCGCCAGCCGATGCGCGCAAACCCTCAACGGCCGGCGAATGTCCCCAGTCGTTTGTGCGCGATGCTAGGTTGATGTACTTGGAAACGCTGGGCGCCGCACTTACGAGGTGCTCGATCTCGGCGACGATGTGCGGCGCGGGCGCATCGGACACCACGATCTGCTCAAGGTCTCGGTGCTTTAGGTGGTCGACAGAGCGCAGACACCGCTTGAGGCAGTCGACGCGATCGTAAACCGTCGTTACAATGCTCACGCGTGGCATGGGATACCCTGTGGTATACTCGTCAAATGCGTAAGCGCCCTAAGCAACTCGTGAGACTCTGGCGAGATGTGCCAGGTAGCGAACGCGTTGACCGGGACTTCATTGAGGGGTGCGGCGGGGCAAACCCCGAGCGCTGGACCACAGCGAAGGACCCGGAGAAAGCAGCATCGGAGTGGGTTGAGCGGAAACTGAGTGCGCTTGACCGCCCTGACGCGTGCGCGGCGGCCATACGCTGGGGCGGAACGTCCCAGAAATGGAAACAATGTAGCCAGCGGGTCGCACCAGGCTATCAGTTGTGTTTCCACCACGGAGGCGCGCATCCACCAAAGCCCGTGTACATCAAAAAGTCGGCTGACCCACAATGGGTTACAGGCCGTCTTAAACAGAGACGTGCAAGCCTGCTTCGGAAACGACAGGAGATCGACAAGATGATCGCTAAAGTTGAAGATCTTCTGGCGTCTTATGACTAAGCAGATGATCTCCTTCACCGACCCGCAACGGAAGTTCTTGATCCGTGAAGCCAAGCGGCTCGGCATCTCCATCGCGGAACTCGTCAGGCGCATCATTGACGCGCACATCGAGGCCACGAAATGAAGGACGTAGCAACTCGCTTCTGGGAGAAGGTCGACAAGGACGGCCCTGTGTCGACGCACCGCCCAGATCTTGGGCCGTGCTGGCTGTGGACCGCGTCCCTCATTGGCCGTGGCTACGGGCAATTCGGCGTAGGACGGCGCACAGAAGGCAACGTTGTGGCTCACAGGTGGGCCTATGAGTCGGTCCACGGTCCACTCCTGCCAGGATTCGAACTCGACCATCTCTGCCGCGTGCGCCGGTGCGTCCGGCCGAGCCATCTCGAGCCTGTCACACACCGAGTCAACGTGCTTCGCGGCGAGAGCCTTAGCGCGCGTCGCTCCAAGCAGACTCACTGCAAGTACGGCCACGCCTTCACGCCTGAAAACACGTACTGGCGCGGCAGGAGACGCGTTTGCCGGACGTGCGCCGCCGATTGGCAGCGGAGTCAGCGGGCTTGCCACTGAATGCTTGCTGACGATCATGCGGCGACCCCTTCCCCGATCCCGCACGTCGTCAGCACGGTCTGCAGCCGCGCCCCGTAGGTGTGACCAGCCAGCCGCGCCGCGCACTGCTTTCGAATCGCCTCGCCCTGGTCGGACGCATCGAGCAGGCTGGCGACGAGCGCGACGCACTCCGCCTCCGTGCGAAACGTTGGGAGTTCCGGCACGAGCGTGTCCACCTCCGGCCGCCATTCACTGACGACGTTCGCGCCGCAGGCGAGCGCTTCATACACACGCGGGTTGAGCGCCGTCGCCACGGTCTGCCGCGCGTTGAAGTGATGGATCTGGCGGAAGACGTTCAGGATGATCCGGGTCTGCTGATAGAGCCGCGCGGTCTGGGCCGGCGCGATGTTGCCGGAGAGACAGCGGCGCTGGACCTGCGGATCGGCCCACGCGCCCCCGACGACGTAATCGAGCAGATCCGCGTCCGCGAGGGCGGAGAGATACCGATCCCGCGTTTGGTTCCCGCCCCCAATAAAGCCCACGCGGTGCATCTTCTCGACGTCACGCGCGTGATGGACGTGCGGGTCGTAGCAGACCGGCAAATAGGACGCATGAAGATGCCGATCGAGCGTCGCGCGATCGTTCACGAAGACGTAATCGAACTGCGTCGAGAACCGCGCGCAGTCGTCCACCTCATAAGGCTCGTCAAGAAGCCAGATCGCCGAGCGGAGGCCGAAGCCACGCACGTTCGCAAAGCGTTGGCAGAACCGCCGACCGTGGACGACGAACAGGAGATCCGGCGCGAAGGCCGCGATCTGGTCCTGCAGGTTCGGCGCGTCCCACCCTGCATGCGCATAGGCGATCCCGAGATCCGCGGCCGCGTGGACGAGCCCCTGCGTGAAGACGTCCCCGCACGAGAGGAATTGATAATCCACGCCGAAGACGCGCGCTGTCATCGGTCGCACCGTTTCAGGACGAGCAGCTTCGCGCCGTCGGCTTCGATGTGCACTTCGATTAACTCGACCAGTTCAGACGTATGCTCCGGCCGTTCGTAGATCTGTCTAAGTAACCCCACTGAGAAGCGCATCCGATCGCCGACTTCGACACGCGGCTTCACTGGGACACTCGTTAAGTCGCCTTCTCGGACTTCACGGTTAGGCGGAAAGACCGGCGGCTTCACGACTTCTGTTGTCGCCTTGCCACCCGTCGTACCGACGACGTCCAGATCCTTCATGCGGCCCGCTCCAGTCGCGCGATCTCGTCTTCGAGCGGCGCGCGTGGAAAGACGCCTAGCGCGGTCCGGCGCGAGCAATTCACAACTTCGATGTTCAGCGCCGCGAGCGGCTCGACGAGACTCGGGAACGCCTCGATCATCGCGCCGTACGGCGAGGGTTGCCGATCGGGATGATCGCCGTGCCAATGGGTCCGCCCATCGGGCGCCGGACTCAAGTCGTAGCCAAGGAGCAGGATCCGCGCCGCGCCGAGATGGACGGCCAGGCCGATGGCTTGGTACCCACTGTTGAAGCCAGTGCGGAGTCCGGTCGGCTCGAGCTCGAGGCCGAGCGGCCCGGTGTTCTGCAACACCTGGACGTCGGGCCACGTCACTGGGTCAGACGCGGCGATCGAATACTTCGGACCGTGGAACGCCGGCGCGCCGTGTTCCCAGTCCCACCATTTCGCGTCGGCGGCATAGAGCACGTCCGCCCACGGCGCGAGCTTGTAACTGCTGTTGATGGCGATGACGCGCGCGCGGCCGCGCACGAGGTCAACATCCTCTGGCGTGAGACTGGGACCGCTCCCGATCAGGACGAACGTCTCGCCTGGCCAGAGACGCGGGACCGTCGTCACGAGAAGTTCCTCCCCGGATCGCCCTTGTCGCCCTTCGGTCCTGACGGCCCGGCCGGTCCGAGTCGCCCGTTGGTCCCATCACGCCCGTGTTTCACCGACAGTCGCCACGCATCGTTGAGGCCGCCATCTTCCGGTTTCTCGTTGACGGTGTCCCGCTGCGCGATCCAGAAGGACCCACCAAACGTCACCCCGTCGCCTTTTTGATAGGCCGTGCCGAACACGAACACGCCCCGATCGAGAATCTGGTAGAGCTTGATTTCGCGGCCGAGCGGCTTCCCGGTCGTCGCGTTGCGAAACACGAGCGTGCGCTCGTCCAGTTGCAGCACTTCGATGTCATCGATCGTGAGCGTTCCGTCGCGGCCGTTCGAGCCGTCCTTCCCGTTCACGCCGTCCGTGCCCTTCTCACCCCGCGCCCCGTCGCGCCCAGGCACTCCTGGCTGGCCGTCTCGCCCTGGCTTGCCTTCCGGCCCGGCGGGTCCAACGGCGCCGTCAAGCCCGCGCTCCTTCGCCTGGACGAACGCCACGTGATCGCGGAGGACCGGCGCCAGGCCGCGCACGATCGCCGTCAAGTCCTGGAGTCTCATGCGTCCAATGCCTCCAGGAGGAGCCACAGATCCTCATCGTCCGCCTGCTGCTGCTGTAGATCCGTCCACGCTGTATCGAGAGCGTCCGGCGGCGTGACGGGCCGCCACTCGGGTTCATCGGTGCCCTCGGCGGTCATCCGACCGACGGCGGCACGGGTCGTAACGCCACGCGGCGCGACGGAGGCGCCGGCCGATCCCGCGGACACGCCGACCGCGGCGTGCGCTGCGACGCCAGCCGGAGAGGCCGAGCCGTCTGCGGCGACGTCGACCGTGCCGACCGTCGCGCCCGTCGCGACGCCGTCCGGCGTGGCTGAGGCTGATCCCGACGCGGTCGCGCGCCCGACAGACGCATGCGCCGACACACCCGCCGGGGCGGCGACGGCGTGGACCCGTGTCACCCGACGCTGGCGGGGCGGCAGCAGCGGCGCCACAGCGCCGGGGTCGTCCAACACGGTCGGCACCGAGACGATCGCGGTGCCGACCGACGCGACCATCGCGACGCCCTCCGGCGTGGCCGTCCCATTCAGCGGATCGCCCGTCGCCGTCGCGTCGCCGACCGCGCTGAGCATCGAGACACCAAGGGGATCGGCCACGCCACCGCCGCTGGCGATCGCGGTCCCGACGGCGCCGATGACGACGACCCCCGTGGGCACCGCCAGGCCATCACCCATGCCTGTCGGCGTGCCCACCGCACTGGCGCTCGAGACGCCCGCCGGTGCCGCGACGCTCGCCCCGCTGGCGACGGCGGTGCCCACCGAAGCCGCCATGGCCACACCGGCCGGCGCCGTGATCGCGTCGCCGGTGGCGATCGCGGTCCCGACAGCCGCGGTGACGGCGACGCCGGCCGGAGTTGCTGTCGCATCGGCCGCGCCTGGTGCCGCCGTCACGCCCTGTGGAATGACATGGAACAGTTTCCGCGTGAGCGTTTCGCCGCCGGGACTTAGACGGATCGGCATCTCAGTTCAGGCTCTGCCAGATTGCGAAGTGTGGAATCACCGAGGGCGCGACCGAGAACGTCACGCCGATCCAGAGGGCGCTCGCCACGGTGGTGTCCACAGAGACGCTGGCCGTGCTGCTGCAGACAACCGTCGTGGCGCTCGACGCCGTCGCCACCGCCCCGTTCGAAGTCCAGACCCCGTGCCCGGTCGCGGTGGAATTCGCGCCCGCCGCGATCCCGATCGTGCGGAACTGGAGCCAATATTCGAAGACAAACGGCGCGAGCGTGATGCTCGGCACGTAGTTCTGCGTGGGCGACGTGCCCAGCGCGACCCCGCCAATCACGAGCCCGAACCGCGGGGTGATGATCAGCGTGCCCGCAGTACCCGTCGTGCACGTGCCGCCGACGGTGAGCTTGTAGACCTTCCCGGCCTTCGGTTCATTCGCCGGGATCGGCGTGAAGAGCGTCGGCACGAGCACGGTTTCGCTCGTGGCCGTGATCGTCGGCAATGCCGCCGACGGGGGATCCATCGTCAGATCGGCGACGTACTGGCGACTCACATCAGCTGCCCTTCTTGATCGGGCCGAAGTGGGTCGCCGGCTGTACGCGGTTTTGGTTCACCGCCTGATGCGCGGCAATCACTTCTTTGGCGGCCTCAAGGAGTCCGTAACAGAGCAACCGATTTTCGAGCGGCCCCGTGACAGAAACCTGTCCGAGCTCGTTCAGCACGATGTGGAGTTCCACCATTACGTAATCCTTACCGTCGCGGCCGCAGCCGTGGCCGCCGGCAGCGTGACCAGAAAATTGCCGTTCGTCGCCGTGATGTCTCCACCAAAGTCCAAGACGGCAACGGCTTTGTTGCTCTTGGAACTGTTGTAGATGAGCGCCCCACGTGCCGAGCCCGTGAAGCCGGTCCAGAGCGGATCGGTCGTCCAGTCGAGAATCGCCGTGTCCGTGTCGAGCGCGGCGGTGAACCCGACGAGCGCCTGTCCGCCCGCGGCGTACGTCCCAGAGTTCGCGACTTCGTTCGTGGCGCTGTAGGCCGTCGTGGACTTCGACAGCGTCGCCGACGACGTGTACAGCGCGATTTTGTAGACGTCCGCGGCGAGATGCGTCCCGCTCCCGTCGAGTACTTCTTTCTTGAAGCTGTTGCATACGGACGCCGTAATCGCCATGCGCCTCCTTGTTCGCCGTCAGACAACCACCGACTAGCCGCCAGGAGGCGTGCGCCCGACACTCTGTCGGGCGACGTTCAACCGCTGGCGCGCTAACCCGCGCAATGTTGGGCGACAAATCCCGGTCGAGTTGTCATCTCGGCCGGCGTCGCCCTCACTGTTACGTCACGTCTTCGATCTCGAACTTCACGGCGCCCTGCGCGTCCCGCACGACGCGTCGTTTCGTGGGCGGGACGAGATCGCCGAGCTCCTTCCGCAAGAGGTCCGTCAACGCCGCCGCGATCGCGTCGGGATCCATATCGTCGGCCGGCGCGGGCGCATCCTGTCCCGGCGGGCCGGGATCGCCCTTCGGTCCGGGATCGCCCGCAGGTCCCGGCGGACCGGGAGGGCCAGGGACTGCGGCAACGGCGCGGAGCGTGGCGACCGTCGTCTCGATCGCGTCGCAACGCTTGACGATCGGCGCGGTGGCCCGTTTCACGAAGGTCACCACTTCGGCGGCGAGCGCGTCGACATCAACAGACATGGGATAATGTCCAGTGATAATGAGTCGGTTCTGTAACACCTGCCGGACCGAGAAACCGACTGCTGACTTCTACCAGAGTTACAAAACACAATGCAGGGCGTGCCTGAAAGCAAAGGCTCTGAAGACTCGCGACGAGAAACGTCGCTATTTGGCCGAATGGAGACGTCGCAATCCTGGCGCCCACGCGGCTTGGTATCAAAAGAACAAGACTCGGAAGCGGGACTACTGGAAGAAATGGCGCGAGGCCAACAAGGAACATTGCCGCGCCGAATATCGGCGATGGGCGAAGGCGAACCCCGACAGGATCAACGCGCTGATCGCGAAGCGGACCGCCGCGAGAATAAAGGCCACACCATCGTGGGCGAACCACGACGCCATCAGAGCGATCTACCGTGAGGCCCTTCGATTGACGCGCGAAACCGGCGTCAGGCACGAGGTCGATCACGTCGTGCCACTGAGAAGCTCCGTCGTGTGCGGACTCCACGTTGAAGCCAACCTGCAAATCCTCACGAGCGCCGCCAACAAGGCGAAGTCGAATCAGCTCCATGCAGCGCAGAGCTCCATTCCGGCCTGTTCCGCTCCGCGCTCGAGTGATTTCGCGAATTGCGTGACGACTTCCTTTGAAGTCGGCCCCTGATCTTCCGGCGGCGAGACCGGTGGGAGTGCAATGGGTATCGGCCCGACACCCGGAGGCGGGCCGGCCTTATCGCGCTCGTTCAGCGCGGCGAGACTCCAATTTTGCTGCTGAAGATACGGCGTGTCCCCGCCCTTCACCGGCTTGAGGTTGAACTTGGCGCGCGCTTCGTTCGGTGAGTAGACGCCGCCGACCACGCCCTTCGTCGCCTCGTCCATCTTCTGCACCGAGTCCATTCGCTTGAGGGCCTCGAGATCGAACTCGACCTCGAGGCGGGTCTTGAGCTCGAGCCCTTCGGTGAGACACAGTTCGAGCGACTCGAAGTGGATCTGGAGACAGTCCCCGTAATACTCCTGGCCGAGCGCCTCGACGTTGTTATAGGACGGCAGCGCCCCGACGTTGACCTTGTAGCCGGGCACGTGGAGCACCGCACAGATCTTCTCGTCGTCCCATTTCAACTGATCGATCAACTGCGCGTCCACGAACGACATCGCGGTGGGCTTCTCGAATTTCAGGCCGCCGCCGAGCACCGCGACCTTGCCGATGTTCTCGGGCCCGGTGTAATTCGCCGTCCACCAGTCTTCGAGTTTCTTCTGATCGTCTGGACCGATCACGCCTGGCGCTGTGAGGATGCCGCCGGTCTGCGAGCCCGAGCGAAACAACTTGGTCGCGTTGTTCTGGATCGTGAGCGCCTGCATCGCTGCGTGGCCGCAGGCGTAGACCGGCGACACGCCACAGAGCGGGTGATACGGCGCATACGCGATGTCATGGATGATCTCGCGCGCCGGCACGACGATGGACGCCTCGCCGATCCCAGCCAGCACATCTTGCTGGAGCGCATAGTAGACATCGCCGTTCGGACCGACCAGCGGCTTGACGCGCGTCGGATCGAGCAGATAGAGGGCCGTGACGACGCCGCGCGCATCGCGCTCTTTCAGCGCGTAGGTGTTCCCGCGCGTCAGCTTCGAGAGCATCCAGTAGGTGTAGAACTGGATCCGGTTCTGGTAGTGATTCGGACGGCGGAGCACGGGCGAGTACGCGGGGTTCTCGATCTCGGTCTCGATCCCGTTCGCGTCTTCCTCGACGAGCATGGGGCGACATTTTGCGACGTCACCACTAATCAGCGTGACGCACGACCAAAACGTCGGATGCGCGAGCGCGTCTTCGACGGGCGTCTGGATGTGGCGTTGCCAGGCGCCGGCAAACGACTCGCGGATGACCGGCCACCAGCCGTAGGACGAGGGGACGTGCGTAATGAAATCGCCGCCGGCCGCCTTCGTCCGCGTGATCTCAAACCCGAAGATCTTCATCAGTCTTCGGCCTTCATGTCGCGGCGCTGGTAGGGCGTGCGCTTGCGCGGTTCGTCGTCGAGCACGCGCTCGGCCGCGCCCACGGACACCAGCACGTCGCCCGCATCCTGCGTCGCCTCGAAGATCTCCCCGGGTTGCTGTCCCTGCGGACATTCCTTCAGCGCGCGGTACTTGTGGAGGGTGAAATTGTCGAACGCCATGCAGGACTCCCCTTGACGCAGGGACGAGAGCGAGGACGGTCCAGCCGCACGCGGCCAGACCGTCCGTGTGGCTTACGGGTTGCCGGTCGTCTGCCCGGGCGTGCCGGTCGGCTCTTGCCCGCCGGGCGTCGGCGCGGGATCCTCGACCGGCTTCGGCCCCGGCGGCGGCTCGCCGGGCTTTGCGACCGGCGGCGCGGTCGGATCGTCCTGCGTCGACATCGCGCCCACCTGTCCCTTGGTCTCCGTCATGACCGATCCTCCTTACGCCTTGTACAGCGAGTTGTAGATGTAGCGGGCCGCGCCGGTCCGCCGCAGCTTCCAGTTGATCTCGCGCGTCGCCTTCAGACCAAGCAGTCCCGCCTGCCAGAACGACACGAGCGATGCGCCCGTGCCGGTGATGCCCGTCTGCGACGACGCATCCACCATTTCGACCGACGCCTGATCGCTGGCATCCACCGTCACGACGCCGTCATCCGCGAGATAGATCTCGCTCGCCTTGACCGCGACGATGATGTTGGATACGGGCGAGCCGATCCCCGTCATCGCGGTCGTTGTGATCACTGGGAAGCCGAGGAGGTTGCCGCCGGCCATCGTCAACCCGGGGAACACGGGATTGCCGAGCGTGGTGATCATCAGCGAGATGTTCAGCGCGTCCACCGTGTTCATGATCAGCACGATGTCGGAAGGATCGAAGTTCGCCGTGCCGAACGTCGCGATGAGCGTGGCCAGGTCCGTGCGGAGCGCGGCGGCCGTCGCGCCCGTCGTGAGCACCGGCGTCGTGTTCCAGGTGATCGAGGCCGGCGAGACGTTCGCCACCGCGGCCTTCGCCGGATTGATGAAGTCCAGATCCTGCTTCGCGATCATCGCCCGCGCGAGCTCGTCGCGGACCTTGGCTTCCGCGCTCGGATTGCTGAACCGGATCTCTTCCTTGGTCAACACCGCGAGCGCGCCCAGCTTGGACCAGGCCAGCGAGGTCGTGAAGCTGGTCGCTTTGCTGAGTAGGATCGGCAAGCCTTCTCCGATCCAGTTCGCCGTCAGCCCGGCGGAGAAGCCGGAGACGCGCGTATTGAACGGCACGCGCCGCAAGTTGGGGTAGCTGACGCCGTTCACTGTCGTCCCGAACTTCCCGAGGATCGTCCCGGGCCGCAGGAACTCGATGAAGTCGTCCATGATCGTATAGGGGATGAGTTCTGAGGCCCATCCGGCCGTCTGGGTGTTCGCCGCGCCGACCGCCGCCTTCTGCTGCAGGTCGATCAGCTTGATCAGGCCGTGCGCGTCGTCGCCGTAGTTGTCCTGGGCGATCTGCTTGGCGCGGTATTCGTCCCCGCGCGCCATGCCCATGCACATCGCGTAGCGGGCGAACGCAATCCCCGGTGGCAGCTTCTTCTCGACCATGACCATCCCCGTACGGCCCTGTGCGCCCTCGTGCGGCGTCCGGCCACCAACGGGGGCAGCGGTGGCCTTCTCGCGCGCTTCGAGCTTGCGCAGGTCGACGAGTTCCTCGTCGATATTCGCGATCTCGCTGTCGAGTGTCGAGAACTCTTCCTTCTCGGCATCGTCTTTCCCGCGGCCCTCTTCGCTCGCTTTCTGCTGAATGCCTTCCTGCCGCGCGGCCTTCGCGGCACGGGTCTTTTCCCAGTCGGCGATCTGATCGGCAAAACTTTTCTTCATGGAGGTGTCCGAGCGCAGCTTCACAGTGCGCGAGGGGTCCGAGGCGCCGGACGGATGAAGACGCACAGCCTGGGTGCCTGGCGCGGCGAGGCCGACGTCGAGCGATTTGAGCGTGGCGATCGTAGCGTCTTGATGCGCGGGAATCACCACCATGCTGAGTTCGTACACTTCAATGCTGGGATAGTGATAGCCACCAGTTTCTTTGTTGAACGTCGGCTGCTCGAGCGGCAGGAAGCCGATCGACACCCCGCGAATCAACGGCGGCTTCGCGCTCAGCGAATCGACCGCTTCCTGCAACCGATCCGCAACGACACCAGGGCGATCGATGGAGGAAATCACGGCATCGAACGGTGTCCCATCCTTGCCGGGTCTGCCGAACTTGGCTTCCCCGACGGGTTTCTTGTTGTCGTGATAGAGCAGCAGCGGCAGGGGATTCTTGAAGGCGATGCCGTCGGAGGCGATGGTATCGCCCAGGCGATCGGGAACAGGCGAGGTCGCAGTGCCCCCGAACGTACGCCGTTCAGGATCAAAGCCCTTGACGGTGACGAGGCTGTAGGCGCGTTGGAGCACTCTGCCCGAAAGTCTGCAAGACAGTCGGGGAAGCGCCCTACTTAAGATTTCTTTTCGTCGAGGCTCGTGCGGAGCGTGTGCCGAATCCACTCCGGCATCGTCATGCGCTCTCGCTGGGCGGCCTGACACACGTCCGCCAGTTGCTTCGACGGCAGCTTGACGCTGATCTGGGCCGACGGATCGTCGGCATCGAGCGGGGGGTGTCCGGACGGACGCTTCGACTCAGCCATGTCGGGGCTCTCCTTCCGTATGGGGCGGCGTACTTGTTCCGCCAAGCACCAGGAGCTGGTAGGTGGGGGTCTTCGTGGCGCCGGCTGCGATCGCGTCCGTCCGCGCTTCCCAACTGAGCACCGCGGCCATCGCGAGGTCGATCTTGTGCGGCGAATCGGGCCGATCTTTTTGAATCAGCCAGAGCGGCTTCCCGGCTTCATCGGTTTGCCCAGGGATGTTCGCCCGTCGGCTGTTGCCGAGATGACGCGTCAGGCGGGAATCGCCATCGTGCGCGATCACGCCGCTTGTGAGATCCGTGTTGAAGTTTTCGAGCGCAGCGGTCATCTGTCGGCGGCGATTTGTCCACCACTCGATCACTTTCTCAGGTCCCATTTTCGGATCCCCGGCCCACGCCGCGATCCAGGACTGCCAGTACGGCGGATCGGCGTACAGTCGCCACACCTCATACGTCTCGAACAGTGCGCGCATGCGCGCGTCGACTTCGTCGGCGGGCACTTGCCACAGCTGCTCTTTCGGCAGTGCCGCCGGCCGCTCCCACAAGCCCGGTACCCACTGATAGCCCGTCTCGAGATGCGTCGCGACGATCCCGGTGGAGTCACGAAACTGCGCCCCGTCGAACCCGAGCGTGATGAGATCGCCGGGCTGGACGGGGTTGTCGGTTCGCGCGAGCGTTTTCCACTGCTCGACGTCGAAAGCCTGCGTCGCCCCCTTCACCAGCCGGTTGCACCACACGCGCTCCCAGTACGCGCGATCGACGCCGGGGTCATGCAAGAGCGCGACGATCGCCTCGATGTTCCGCCAGCTCGCCGCCGGCCCGGAGGCTTCAATCACTGCCGCGCGCGCCGCCTCGACGTTGATGCCCCCATCGGGCGTGGTGAGATCGTGCGTGTCACTCGCCTGGCGGTGGAAAAAGAAGAACGATGTTTCGCTCACCGTCCCCTGGTCCACCCCTTCGGCATACGCCATCGTCGCCTCGGCCACCGATCCGGCACCCGGCTCTGGCGCGGTCGTGATCTCGAGCATCCAGGGATCCGCGAGGTACCGCTTCGCGTTGTTCGCCAGCATCGTCTGATGCGTGTCTCGGTAGCGGCGCAGCGTCATGCGGTGCGTTTCGTCGAGCAGACTCCAGGTCGTGCGGGCGCCGTCCCGCGCGTTGGGGGAGGTCGCGAGCGACTCCGCTTTCCCGTCGCCCTTGCGCCGCATGATGCGCTCGAGCCCGATGTCGAACTCGTCTTTCAGGGGGCCCTCCTCGAGGATCACGCGGAGCGCCCCGAACGCGAGATCGGCCGACTGCGCTTCGTTATACGCCACCATCGGCAAATAGGGATCGGTGACCGGTCCGCCGATCGGTTCGCCGCCAGGCGTCCAGCCGACACACCGCACCGGCGCGTCGGGATGGAGCTCACACGCACCGACGAAGGCCGCCAGTTCCGTCTTCCCCTTGCCCTTCGCGAGCGAGAGGCCACAGCGAGAGAAGCGACGTCGCCCCGCGTGCGCATGACTCCGCGGATAGACTTCATACATCCGGTAGATCAGTCCGATCCGCTCCTCATCGAGCACGACAGGTTGGCCACGGAGATCGCCCGGACCGAAGACAAGATTCTGCTCGATGAAGTCGCAGATCTGAGGCCCGAGCGTTGGATACAGCACGGCGTCCCGGGGCACGGTCAGAATCATTTGACGGCCTGCAAGAGGTTCCGTGGATCCACGCCCGGCCGACGGACGCTGGCCGCCGGCGCCGTCTTCGGTTCCTCGATCGGCACGGGGGCCGTCGCCTCTGCCGCTCTCGCGACCAAGGCTAGTTGCTTGACGATGGCGAGGAAGCGCCCCATGGCGTTCAGTTGCACCTGTGGCGACTCTCTCGGATCGTGCACTTTTCGCAGCGCCGCCTCCCCCATCGTGACGAGTTCTTCGTCCGTCGCATCCAGCGCGTATGCCGCGCGCACGGCTGCCGCCCACTCCGCCGCGGACTTCGGCTGAACGGCCGATGACCGTGTTCGCGCGCCGTGTCGAGTGTCCGTCAACCTCCCGGCCGCCATCCAACGTTGGACCGTCGACCGCGTCACTTCCAACCGCGTGGCGATCTCCACCGGCGCGAGGCCGATATCCGCGAGGCGCGTCGCCTCTTGAGCCACGTAGGACCATTTTCGCGTGCGTCTCATGCGTCAGTTACGAGGATCCGCGATCCGCTAACTTCGGACGGTCTTGGTAGGCGAAACCCTCGTGTGCGGTTTCGGCTCCCGAGTGACACTTTTTGGCGCACGAATTTGTGCAAATTACAAAATCGGCTTCCGTGATGGTTTCCTGAGACCCGCTCGCCGAACATATCAGCTCCCCCCACCGCTGGGGTACCTTGCATCCGCGCGTGTACCGTGGATAACAGTTCTCATACCTTCGCTATGTAAG